AAGATGGGAAGCCTTTGACCGTATATGGGCTAAGGGAAAAACAAACAAGATGGTTCAACGTCTGATGTCTAAGTGTCAACTTAGAGGATTAGAACCAACTGAGGAAAACTGTCGTGACTATTGGATGGGATACATTCGATATTACGTCGACGGTTGGACAGGACAGGGTTATCATGTGAACCCACGTAAGAACAAAATACTCATGAAACAACTAAAAAGGAATCAAAATAATGACAATAGAAGAAGACAAAAAGGCGGAAAGAAACCACCACACAAGATGGGCGGAAGAAATTCGCACAAGAAACGCAAGGTATAGTGAAGAAAGTAATTGGTTTCCATTTGTTCAGAACGTGGAGGATATCTTAGCCCGAATAGATAAGATGTCAGAACGTTTTGATGATTTGGAAAACAAAATAGGAGAGACACAAGGAATGATAAAGAACCTAAGAAAAATATTAATTAAGTTGGAGGTCATCGATGACAGATTCATCTTCTGAACCCGATATGGGTGAGATGGCAGGTCAGTTAATGATGGCTAAAATGGATGCAAATAAGATGACACATCTTTTACGCATCGGGACATTTCAATTAGAGATAAATCCTACATCAGAGGTTGATGTAGAAAAATTCTTTAGTGAAACATTAGATAAATTAATCTCAGCATATGGTGAAAAACTATTAGAGATTGATATCAAAACCGCTACTGTGCACGGTAATATGCATGGATAAAAAAGGAGGAAAGAAATATGGCAGAAAAAACTAGTTTAGAACTACAAGCCGGATTGTTCCGGAACACAGATAAGAACGGAAACGTATACTACTCAGGTAAATCTGAGGGAGGAGACGAATACGTTATGTTTAGAAACACATATTGGAAAGAAGGTTCCAACAAACCATACTTCAGATTAATGAAGAGAACTGATGGAACATCCACACCAGCTATGGAGGACTAAATATGTATGGAAGAGATGCAGACCGTATGTTAGATATGTGGATGGACTTACTCTCTCAGATAGAGCAAGTTCCCTCAGGTCGTCATGCGATATCTACTCTTAGGAGAAATGATGTCTCAGTTAATGAAGAGAATGGAACTATCACCATCACAGCAGAACTAGCAGGTTTGGATAAAGAACAGGTTGATGTTGAAGTAAGTAACCGAACTGTAACTATCGTAGCAAACTCAGACAGAAAGAACTTCAAATGGGAAGAGACTTTCAAAGGTGAGTTAGACCCAGATTCAACAAAGGCTACTATGGTAAATGGTATACTTGACTTGGTTATAGAAAAGAAAGAAAAGACATCAGCAAAGAAAATAAGTATAGAATGAGTGAATACGAAGATTGGATACAATCACCCCGAAGTTCAAGAGTGTGGTTACTAGACTCAATGAAAGCTTTGGGGCAGTTTGCCTTTATAGCTCCTATACATAGGGTCAAACATTGGAATCCTACTACAAAGAAACGCAATAAGTGTTGGGCAAAGGAAGCAGAGTGTGTCTTCTGTAAGAATGGAACACCTAAGATTAATGAATTTACTTATGGTATATACATTAGTGAAATGAAAGAAGTGAAACACCTAACTCTTACTATTGCATCTCATACTGAGTGTCAGAAGATATTCTCTCAGCTTATCGAAGAGGGAATAAACCCTACTGACCTCGTTTTTGAATTTGAGAAAGGTAAGGTTACAACTACATTTGGTAGAGAAACTAACGGATATGTTGTGAAGAAAACTGATAATGAAATGTTTGTAGAGGAAAAGTTTAGACCTAACTTAACCAACAGTGAAGAACAGAAATATAGGTGGGTTATACCCGAAGAGGTAGCTGAATTCCTAAAGGACAAAGATGGACAACCAATTACAATGATAGATTTATTTTTATTATTAAAGGATAGGTTTCCAGCTATCGAAGAAAAGGAACTCAAAAAGTATGCAGTCAAGTTGTGTGAGCACAACATACTCAATCTAGTAAATGCGAGGGAAGTATGGATTTAATAGAATACCTAACAATAATATTTATATTGGATGGTCCAGTATTAGGTTTCTTCTATGTATTATATAGGAAGTGCACGAAATGAAAAGATTTGAAATATATGATTTATTGAGATATTTCCACAATGCAAAAAAGAAAGATGGGACACTATTTCCTATATTAGGAGAAGATGCATTAGCATTAACTACGAGCCTATCTTATTTACTATCTGATACTAATTTCTGTATCAAAGCATATAGTGGGACAGGTAAAACCGTATTGATGGAAGCGATAGGTAATTTATTACCTGATAAATACATATATACTGTTGAACATATGTCTGAGACAGCTATATGGTATGATGAAGAAGCAATTAATAATGCTAGATTCGTAGCTATACCTGAAGCACAGAAGATACCTGAGGGTGTAATGGAAATAATTAAGACTTGGGCAGATGGTAGAACAGCTACCAGAAAGAAAACAGATGTAACAATCAAAGCTTCAGTCACACAATGGTTAGAACCTAAATATGTTTTGATGGCAGTTGCCGTAGAGAATGATAAAGGTTCAGCTATGTTTGATGCTGAGTTAGAACGTAGGTGTATGATAATGCATACTAATCCAACTGTCAAACAGACAGAACTAGTATTGAAACATAAACTAATGCACTCAGCATTACCAAAGACAACTATGTCATCTATGGGTGATGAAGAAATAGAAGCATTGAAAGAACATATTCTTGATGCTATTAGAGAAAGAGATGATGATGGTGCAACTGAGTTAAAAAACCCATGTGCACCATTTTTATTTGACGCTATACCTTCAGCCTTTCCTGTGTCTCGTTCAAAGGTTCAGTATTTATTAAGATTAATCAATGCAATAGCTAGATTTTATCCTAATGAAATAACTAAAGTAGAGAAAGATGGTGTAACATATGGTTTAGTGTCACCCAAACATAACTGGCTTGGGCTGAGAATATATCTCAACTCATTTGTTGAAGAGTGTTTACATATGCCGAGTCATGGAACGGATATATTAAAATTGTTCCCAGACACAAGGTTAGATAAGTTTGGTTTCGCAGATAGTGACACTGTCAAAATGTCTGAAGGAGAGATGAAAAAAGCTGCAAAGGCAGCAGGTTTACCCTTTACTAAACTGAGACCAGTAATAACAGGGTTGTTAATGACTGGTTTCTTAGAGAGTGAGGATGATGGTAAGAGAACTTTATATTTTAAGAGTCCTCTAATCAACGAACCAGTAGCAAAAATAAATTGGAGTGATTTAATTGAAGAAACGAAAGAGTTTGTTAGAAAGAATTGGTCTGAAGTATCTGATGAATACATTAGGAGCAATTGTAGCAGTATTAAGATTGTTGACCCGTTTACTGGGGACAATATTGAACTGGGTGAGAGAGCAAAGAGTGCGGTAGAAGTCAAGTCAGCAGACTATGATAAAATTTTTAAGACCGCAAAGGATGCAAAGATAAAAGACTATGAAACATTTTTACTAAACGCAGAAGGAGATTACAATGACGAAGAAGAAAAAGCAGTCAGAGAATACTTTCAAAAGAAGTAGATTACCTAAGCGAGATGAGATGTTTGCTGTAGTCATAGAGATGTCAGGGGGTTCTAGAATGAGAGCCCTTTGTGCTGATAAGAAAACCCGCATGATTAGGATTGGTGGTAAACTGAAAAAAAGAATGTGGTGTAGAGAGAACGATTTAATTATAGTTAAACCGTGGATTATACAGAGCGACCAGAAAGCTGACTTAGTATACAGGTATCTCCCTACTGAGAGAAAGAATATACAATCAAAAATACCAGAGGAGTTAAACATATGGTAAAAGGAATAGAAACTACCTACACGGATTTTACTCGCAAAACTGCGAAGTATCCTAAACGTAGAGAAAAAGAATACCTAATGATAGGTTTAATGAATGAAGCCGGTGAAGTCGGTGGAGCATTTAAAAAAGAGATAAGAGACAGAATAGACAACACAGACCTCATTATAGACGAGATGGGTGATGTTTTATGGTATCTTACACGATTATGTGACGTATATGATATAAAATTATCTGAGTTGATGGTAAATAATATGGATAAATTATTCAATAGAATGTCTAAGGAAGACATGGAAGCTTACCATCAGGAGAACTAATGACTGTAGATATTAAAAAACTCACAGTTAACACAGATGACGAAAGAGAGCAGTGGATTGAAATGTTAAAATTATGTAGTGATTACCACTATGATATGTCAGCTCATTTAGAACCTGAGATAAAAGGAGACGATGATACAGCTGCACGAATACACCGAGCATGGGGTAAAGCTATACAAGATGCTAACACTCTTATTAAGATGTGGGAAATAAAAAAAGAAGATGAAATTAAGAGGGTGGAATGAAAGTTCCCCTAATTGCTAGTATTAACAAACGCACAATAAATCTTAAAGATAATTCTTTGATGGTTAAGATGTATAGGAATGGTCAGGCTGAGGCTGTTAAGTCTCCGTTCACACCATACTTTTATACTGAGGATGACACTGGGGAGACTAAGAAGCTTATAGGCTCTGATAAAACTGTCAACCTAAAAAAGCACAAATATACACCGGGTAGGGACCACATTCCTACTCACGCACTTTTTGATGGTGGAAGAGAAACTTTACTCGAAAGGTTATGTATTGAACACCCAACGTTCTTTAACAATTACCCTAACGACAAAGAAGTTAAATGCCTTGTGTTTGATATAGAAACACACTCCCCTGACGGGACTTTTCCTTTTGGAGAAAAATATCCTGTTGTAGCAATTGGCATTGTCTGTTCCACCGGAGAGCGCAAAGTCTTCCTATGGGATAATGAGAATCAAGATGATAAACAACTTTTATGGGACTTCGCAAATTTTGTACAAGACTATGACCCTGATATTATTACGGGGTGGAATCTTGTGGGTTATGATATTCCACAAATTCTCCATAGAGTCCGCTATAATCATATAAACGAAACCCAATACAAAAAACATCTCAATCGAGATGGGTCTAGCTGGGGCTTTGAAGACCCTAAGGACCAACGTGAACTAAAGATGGCTGCTGGTGGCCGAGTAATACTCGACCTCCTTCGCTGGGCACGGTTGGACTATTCTTTGTCTGGCTTGCCTCGTGGTCTAAAGCAGGTATCTCAAGCATTTGGGCTCAATCCAATTGAGCTCGACTTCGGTAGCAAAACCCTTATGGACTACTCGCTACAAGAAATCGAAGACTACGTTCTATCTGATGTGGATTGCACGTTGTTCATGTATAACCACTACTTTCCACAAATACAATACGTAGCAGAGACACTCAGTGTCCCCTTAGCAACCTATATAAACGCCCCCAGTAGCTACATTACGAAAATTCTACAGGGCAGGGCTCTATTTGAGCAGGGCATAGTAGCGCTTGATAGAAACAAAGAGCGTCATACTGGTATATTTAGATTTGATAAGGGTAACTACCAAGCTGCACACATACAATTGTATAGGCCGGGCTTTGAAGCTAAGAACTATAAAATAGATTTTAGTTCATATTATCCCTCTATAGCGATGGCTCTAAACTTAGGGCCTGATACGACTAGAATTGTGGGCTATGATGAGTATACCACAGATATAGAGTTTAAGGATGGAATCCTCTATATTCCTGATAATAAGGTTAATAAGAGATTGATGATAAAGATAGATAGAAATAAGAACAGTTGTCTTTATGATATGTGTTCTACATTTAAAGAGATGCGTAAACCTTATAAAGCTGGTAAGACTAAAGAGGACAAGAGTAAGTCCGATGCTCTTAAAATAATGGTGAATACTTTCTATGGTGCAAACGCTAATCCTTACATTACTTACGGTGATATGGCTGTGGGTATTACTATCACCGCGATGGCGCGGTTCCTCATTCTTTCAGCGGTCGATATCATCCGTAGCAGATATGGAGAAGATGCTGTGGTATATGTACATACAGATGGGATTAATACTAATGTGGATGTTGACGAACGATGGTTAACTAACAGATTACGTAAATTGTTAGAATATAAACTCGATGGGCGATGTGAGTCTGTTCATATAGATATGGATAAAGATGAATATGATGAGGGTGTGTGGATTCAGGTTGGTAATTATATATTACGTAATTTGGATGGTAGTGTTACGAAACATGGCAGCACTTTTAAATCAAAGAGCCGCTCTAAATTCTATAATAAGGTGTTAGATAAATTATCTGATGCTCGGTTAAATAACACCGTTACAAGTTCCTTTGTCGATAAGTTATATAATCTTGATGAATATGTATTAGATGACTTTATTATGCGTAGAAGCATGAATCGAGGGTATGATGAATATAAATCAGATACTGATTTGACGGTAACATTATCTAACTTAGGTAAAGAAATAGGTATAGACCCATCAGTTGGTACTACTTACTTCTATGCTAAAACTAAAGAAGGTTATAAACTCAAAGAAACTATACATTCAATAGAAGAAATAGATATCACATACTATTGGGATACCATAAGTAATCTATTAACTAAGTTCAATCTGAAAGACATGGTTAAAAAGAAACCACCGATAACACTTTTAGACAAGAGCCAACAAACTTTAGCGGAGTGGGTATAATGCCAGCAAGAAAATATAATGACCCGTTCGGTAGACTATGGTATAATGTAAAAAAGAGTGCTGATTTTGGTCCCAAAGGATATGCAGGTCAAAAGAAATTGAAGCCTAACTATATACCTAAAAAAGTAGATTTCGATGCAAATGATTTGAAAGATATATTTTACAATAAACAAGGTGGTAAATGTTATTGGTTAGATATTCCGTTAGACCCTGAGTGGACTAATGTGTCATGGCACCCACTTGCTCTCAGTGTGGATAGACTGAGATGTGGAGAAGATTATACTAAAGATAATATTGTGATATGTTCTCGCATAACTAATGTCGGTAGAAGTAAGTATGATGAGAACAAATTCAAAGACGTAATAACTTACATTAGGGCAAATCTTTAAATACTATGGAGTGTAATTAATAATAAGGACAGCACGTTTGCTGCTCCTACCCTCAGGGGGAAGTGATATAATGGATGAAAAAGAAAATAAACCGTTGTCTGCATTTTTGTCAGACGCAGAAGTCAAAGTGGTTTGGCGAGAAGAAGAAAGAACGAAAGTAGGAAGAGGAATGATAACGAATGATGATGATAATTTTGTCTATCTAACTGGTGAAAAGGGTACCGTTATTGTTAATAAAAAAGATATTATAGCTATAAAGCAATAAAAGAGAGGTATATATGGATTTCGCAAGTAACAACGAGAATACAGTAGGTAAAAGATTAGGTGATATGGATTTTGATACACCTAAAAAAGACAAATTAAGAATTATGCCAGTGTCAGATAGCCCATGGGCTCCTACAGGTTTTGGAACTAACACTAAAAATATAGCAGCTATATTAAACAGAGAAGGACATCATATAGGATATGGTGGGTGTCAAAACCCAGTGCATAGTAAATGGCAGACCCCTTGGCCTTTAGGTCAAACTGAGAAGGTAGCTACATTTGAAAATCTACCAATTATAGCACCGGGTCAAGAAAAATTTGGAGAAAAATCTTTTCCACAATGGGTTAAAGGATTTAAACCAGATTTAATTTTAGGACATTTAGACTTTCAAATGTTTAAACATATGACTGATGCTAAAAACCCAACCCATGTACAACTACCAATGTATAATGAGAAGGGTGTTATACTAAGTAGAAAAGAAAGAACAGAACTATTAAATAGAGCATATAAAGATATGGCTAGAGGTCCTCCATGGAAATTAGCTTGTATTATTCCTTATGATGGAGAACCATCAATACCCGTATGGGGTGAACAGTTGAAGTCTATTGATTATGGTGTAGCCATGTCTAAATATGGTCAACAAGGTTTAAAGAAAGATTTTGATTATGATACAACTTACATCCCACATGGAGTAGATACTAAATTATTCAAACCTATAATGAACCCTAAGTATGGTAAGGACATGAATAAACCTAATGCATTTGTAGTAGGTTGTGTAGCAAGAAACCAACATAGAAAAAACATACCTCGGTTGATAAAAGGATATGCTCAGTTTGTACAGAAGAACAAACTAACCCCTGATGAAACTAAGTTAATATTGCATATGGATTGGAACGATGCTATGGGCTGGAAGTTTCCAGACTTTGCTGCACAGTATGGTTTAGAAGAATATCTACTACCTCCCCTTATGGGTACTTTAGATATGGGACAAGCAATCACTGAAGAAGACATGGCTAATTTATATAATTGTATGGATGTATTTGTTTTACCTACTGCGGGAGAAGGCTTTGGAATACCTACGTTAGAAGCTATGTCATGTGGAGTGCCTATATGTGTAACTAATTATACTACAGGATATGAACTGGTTAAATGTGAAGATGCTAAGAACGAAGAAGTGCCTATGTTTCCTTTAGGTGGTCATCAAAATGATGCTAATCCTAATGGGAGGGATTACTTAGAAGAATCAGATATATGTGAAAGAGGTATATTAATACCTTATAAAGATATGTGGTGGGACACACCTGCAAGAGCAGCCCCACAACGAGCTATAGCTTCAGAAAATGCTATATGCGAAGCGCTTGACTATTATTTTAATAACCCAGATAAAAGAATAGCAGCAGGTAAAGCAGGTAGATTACATGCTAAAAAATACTATAGCTGGGAAGTTATAGGTAAAAAATGGATTGACTGGGTATCTAAAATAAATGAGGAATTGAAATGAATCTAGTATTTGGAATGGATGGAGTAATTTGTACTCCATGTAAAGACTACATTGAAGTAGAAAGAGCACGGCCTTTAGCTAATGTCAAAGAATTTATGACGTGGTTAAAAAAGAATGACCATCAAATAACAATATGGTGTAAAAGACCTAACTCATTAGATTGGGTTATGGCCACTAAAGAATGGTTAGCGGATAATCAAATACCATACGACAGAGTATTGTTTGAAAAACCATACAACCCCGTAATGGTAAGCGAAACACCACCTAATGCAAAATATTATCAACATGATGTAGATTTAAGTATTGTAGCAGGATTGTTTGAGGATTATAAAACATGGGCCATCACGCAGGAATAGGTGGAGTAGGTCCTCTCGTCAAGGTTACTTGGTGGGATGCTGCACAGCAGATAAAATTGCATACTATAAATGCTAAACACCCTGAAATGCACTTGGCTGTATGTGAGACTGTTGGTGAAATGATAATAGATGACCCAAAAGCTTTAATACTAGTACAACACTGGTCAGACACCGATGGTATAGATGTCCTCGCGATACCTAGAGATTGGTGCCAGACTATAGAGGTTTTAAAAGAATGTACTTCAGAGAATTCGGAATCCCAGCCAGAATAGCTAGATGCTACAACGTTGAACAGCTAGAAGATAAAATAGCTGAATTTAATGGTAAAAAGAACTGTTATACTAGTGTGTTTGTTTTTGACGACACTACAGATAGAGCAGAAGGAAAAACAAATTATGATTCAGCCGTGTTGAATACTATATGGTTTGACTTTGATGATGAAAAGGATGTAAACAAATGCCTAAGAGACGTAAGAAAATTTATAAGACAATACTGCAAGCCGAGAGAGATAATCCCAAGGATATATCTTACAGGGGGGAAGGGCTTTCAAATGAATATAGACCTGTTCTCCCACGTGGACTTGTTAGATACTATGAAAAGAGACATGTTAAGAAATTACTTAACATACTTAAAAGAGACCTATAAACTTAAAACATTAGACCAAGCCTGTATCAACAACAGCGTGGCATGTTTAAGAAGGATACCTAACACACAATACATATCTAAGATTGAAGGAACTCCCACAGGAGTATGGTGTACACAATTTAGTGTAGAAGAAATAATGAAACTATCTATAGAGGAATTATACGCAATGGCTATGGATGGGCCTCGAACTGAGGAGTTTGAATCAACTAAGAGTAAAAAGGCTTTTAGAAACTTTGTGGAGTTTATGTGTAACGAACAAGGTATAAAGCATAATGTATCTCTAAGCATTAATAAGCTCTTAGATAAGATAAATAATACAGCAATAAGCTCTACTAAGCACAGTGGCTCTATAGTGAATGACTATATAATGCCTTTAAGGGGGTGCATAACAGAGCTTATAGAGCGTAACATAGAGCGTGGACATAGCAGCCACGAAGAAAATAAAATAATTGGTATGGAGTTAATCAATGCAGGATACTCCAACCCTGACATTCACTTTGTATTTGAAAGTATCTATAACGAGCCCGGTCGAGACTGGGGTTGGTATACTGATGACCCTAAGAAAGCTGGTCATATCATACATAACATGAGAGAGAAAGCTTTAAATAGGTATTCAAAGGATAAGTTAATACAAATGAAAATATGTACAGACAAATGTAGCTGTGCATAGGAGTAAAGAAAAATGGCAACATTAAAAAGACTAGAGAAACGTATGAACGAAGTCGAAGCTTGGGTCAAGGATTTTGACAGAAGTCAAGGACCTGCTCAAACAAGTGAGAACTTGAATTGGTTAGTCGGACAAACCAGACAACTGGGTGACAGACTACAAGCTACAGAACAGCAAGCAATGCAAATGCAAGAAGCATTACAAAAAAATGCAGAGATTGTCAATACATTCATGGAAGAGCAAGAGTTAGTTCATGATTGGCAAGCTTACATAGAAAAACTACAAAAGGAATCAGAAGATGCCCTTCAAGAGTCAGAAGCAGAGAGCTTGGATGTACAAGAACAAGCCAAAGATGGCGAAGAAGTGGGAGAAGGAGACGCCTAAGGGCGCCAAACTTCCCACTAAAGTAAAATCTAAAGGCAAAAAGAAAGCAACGAAACGCAAATATAAACGTAAAAAATAATATTGGCGAAGACAAAAAAAGGTGAAATATTATGGCAAGCATATTAACTATAAAGGTTTCCGGAAACGCAGGATGTCAAGCAGATGTCTACGTAGCACGCTACGAAGTCTACCCTAACGTAGACCCAACTGGTGTATGTGTAGGATTTAGAACTGTTTGTACTCCTAATGGACTTTCCGGATATTGGGACACTGTTGTCCCTAACGCAGATATCAAGGAAGGGGACGACCCTAACAAGATAGCAGGATACGCATGGAACGGAGTTACCGATTCTATTACCGGCCTATCAGGAACTATTGTTCCTTGGGCTGAGGCCGAAATGGTCAAGAGTACAATCATTGGTGAGCAATTCGCTAAGATTGAAGAGGATGGTAAGTAAGCATGGCTAAAAAAGCAGCTAAGAAAGAAGAAGTTAAAGAAGAGGCCAAAGAAGAAGTTAAAGAAGAAACACCAAAAGAACCAAAAAGAATGATGATTGGTGGTAGATTAAGAAAGGTGGAATAATCATGGCTAAGAAAACAACTAAAAAAGAATCAAAAAAGGCTGAGCCTAAGAAAGAAGTAAAAGAAGAAGTAAAAGAGGAAGTAAAGGATTCAGCTTATTGGGCTAAATTATACGCAGTCCACGAATCTAAAACATCCCATCCTGACCACAAAGGTAAGGATATTTATGTAAAGAACGGTTGTCATGGATATTTCGATGACGCTGGTATCTTTGTAAAAGTGTGAGTTTATTAACTTCACTAAGTCGTTGTAAGTGTGATTCTAAAAAGAATTGCACTTGCGCACGGCGCGTATTGACAGATTTTAAAAATTAGAAAAAGGCTTTTATAGTAGCGTAAACTATAGTAATGAACCGCAATTGGAGTGGTAAAATGTTTAAGAACGAAGTAGCAGAATTTATATATAAAAGAACGTATTCACGTTGGTTAGAAGAAGATAACAGGCGAGAAGATTGGCCTGAAACAATAGAAAGATTTATAGGTTTTATAATTTCAGAAAGACCAGATATACCTGATAAAACTATTAACAAGATAAGAAAATATATGATGGAGTTCGCAGTAATGCCATCTATGAGATTTTTATGGGCAGCAGGCCCAGCAGCTAAAGCAGACAACACTTGCATTTACAATTGCTCCTTTGCTAAAATTAACTCAGTTGATGCTTTTGCAGAATGTTTATATGTTTTAATGTGTGGAACTGGTTTTGGTTTCTCAGTTGAAGAAGAGGAAGTATCTAAGTTACCTGAAGTACCAACTATTAAATCAGCACAAGGTAATGCTAAAGTCATTATTGATGATTCAAAAGCAGGATGGGCTGATTCAGTGAAAACCTTGATGGGAAGCTTATATGAAGGACAGAATGTTTATTTTGATTATTCTCAAATAAGAGGAGAAGGAGCTAGGCTTATGACTATGGGTGGTCGTGCGTCTGGTCCTGCACCATTGGTAAAACTACACGATTTCATTCGTGAAACCATGCATAACGCTCAAGGTAGAAAGATAACTACACTAGAGGCTCACGACATTTGTAATCAGATAGCAGAGATAGTTGTAGTAGGGGGTGTAAGACGTAGCTCCCAGATATCTTTAAGTGATTTAACTGATAAAGAAATGAGACATGCTAAAGAATGGCCTTTCCCTATTAAGAGGGCAATGGCTAATAATAGTGCAATTTATAGAGAGAAGCCCTCAGCGGCTGATTTCCTTATAGAGTGGGGTGCATTAGCTAAATCAGGTACTGGAGAAAGAGGTATATTTAACCTTTCTTCTGCTCAAGCTAAAGCACCTGCACGTCGTTACGCTCCACTCATACAGGGTACAAATCCTTGTGGAGAAATAATGTTACGAGATATGCAATTTTGTAACCTTTCGGAAGTAGTAGTAAGAGAAGACGATGACCTTGATACGTTGTTAGACAAGGTGGAGACTGCAACATGGCTTGGTGTTATACAAAGTTCGTTCACAGATTTTCCATACCTCAGAAAAGAGTGGAAAAAGAATTGTGACGTAGAAGCGCTTCTAGGCGTTAGTTTAACTGGTCAGATGGATAACCCTTCCATATTGACATCGGAGGCTTTAAAAGCCCTTAAAAGCCGTGTTTTGCGTATATCTCGCAAAGCATCAGGTATATTAGGAACTAAAATGCCAGCAGCAACTACTTGTGTAAAGCCATCGGGCACAGTTTCACAGCTTGTAGACTCGGCGTCTGGAGTTCACCCTAGATATTCTCAATACTACATCCGTCGTTATAGAATAGCAGCTCGTGACCCATTATTTAATTTGATGAAAGATTCTGGTGTAAAATGTAGTCCAGAAAATGGTCAAACCAAGGAAGATGCTAGTACATGGGTATTGGAATTTCCAGTCAAATCACCTGATGGGTGTATGACTAGGAATGATGTAACAGCACTAGACCAGTTAAAACATTATAAGAACCTACAACATAATTGGTGTGAACACAATGCTAGTATGACTGTATATGTTAGAGATGATGAATGGTTTGAGGTAGGTAATTGGGTGTACCAAAACTGGGATATCATAAATGGAGTATCCTTTTTGCCATACTCGGGCGGAAAGTATGAATTAGCTCCATATGAGGAAATTGACCACAGAACCTACGAAAGGCTTATAAAGGCTCAGCCCGTAATTGATTATAAGCAATTGTCCCAATACGAGACTCAAGACAATACTCAAGGTAAATCTGAGTATGCTTGTGTTGGTGATAAATGTGAAATTTAGGATGAAATATGGCAACGAGTATAACCCCAGCAACATTGACTCTAACAGTTAAAGAAGAAATAAGTATAAACGGTAGTGACAATGGAGCTGTAAATTACAGAACAATAACTAATGTTACAGAATTATTAAAAAGAATAGTAACATGCCCTGCTGGCGTTGACACTACAGTACTTCAATTTGCTAGTGCTGTTAATGTTTTACCGGGTGACTTAGATGTAGATGATGTAAAATATCTTAGAATAACCAATAAAGATGATACCAACGCAGTAAAAATAGGATATGTAACAACAAACACTGTATTCACAGTAAATCTAGGAGCAGCTGAAAGTCACATTTTTGGTCCTCCTGCACTTTTAGCAATAGCAGACGATGATTCTACAACCCCTACTTTCCCTACATTAGAAAATCTAGTAAAGGTAATAGTAGACCCAGCTTCAAACGCTGTTGATGTGGAGGTCTTTGTAGCTTCTACATAGATTAAATATGGAATTCGAAAAAGATATTACAGGTTACGGTCGTAAAATGGGCCGTGATGCGGGACTGACATCAGAAGGTAGAATAGATTCTGTAGTTAAAGTAGGTGATGGTGAGTTCGGAGGTATGCAGCCAGCAGGTACCGTACCAGTTAGAACAATGAATCCCGGCGGAACAGAAACTTCTGGTGGTAGTGGTATAGCAGGAGACTATTGTCCTACATATGGAAGAGATGATGGTGTCGTTGGTAACCCACGTGGTCCACCAAATATGAATACTCCTTAGTTATCTTGTTGTGCTATAAACTCAACTAAGGTTGGGGGTTTTTTATTTATATTTAATCCTATTGTAAATGAGTTAGGACCAAACGCTATTTTTTTACCACGAACTCTATAATTACCACTAAACTTAGGGTCAGCAGTTTCTACTCTAATAACATCATTTTCAGCAAGGTATAATCCTTCCTGTGAAGATATACTATACTCATATTGTGTATCTAAATTAGCTCTGAATACTTTCTGTGCAAAATCTCTACACTCTGCTGGTGATTTAAGGTTGTCATTCTGTACTTCAAGGTAATTTCTATCAAGAGCTTCTATTGCACTCTCGTGTTCAAACTTACCTACAACGCCGTCTCCTTCTACTATGACTATAGTAGGAATTTTCTTATTAACTATTCTGAGGTTATTAATATTTGTATACTCACTAAATATATGTTTAATCTCAGTATCATCTAAATCTGATTCTAACTCTATAGCCAACTGAGAACTACTACCATCATCAAAAACTTTTATTATATTAGCACGAGGTATGGCACCTGAATTATCTACAGCCGTTCCTAATAGTTCCTTGATAATTTCTTTAACACCTTTAGTACCTCTAATAATAGATTGCGATGAAGAAACTAAAGGACTTGTATCTCCTATAAAATCTGTTTTAATTTTACTATCAAGGTTAGCTAATTTAATAACCTTTCTAATAGCATTACCGATAGTTAAACCATCAATATTACTATCATCAGTTAAAGAAACCTTAGCCTTTTCTTCATCTCCACCTAACACCATATAACCTATAACATCCTGAGCATATATAGTTACTTGGTTGAAATCTTCTTTTAATCTTTTTATATATCCTCTGAATAAAGGTTTGTTATCATACTCATGTGGGTAAAATGTTACCTCTTTATTCCATAGTTTTTTAAACCCACCATATGTACGAGGTATAGTAAATTCTAAAGTTGCAGCAGTTAAACCACCTGTAGAAGTATAAGCGCCTTTAGTAAAAGGAACTATTTTACCTTCAATTCTAATCTCAGGAATAATCTCGTTCATCAGCTACTCCTCCTAATGGGAATCTGTCAGTCATCAGTTTACCAGTAGTATCAAGTAAAGCTATATCTTTTACAATCATGTTACAAGTATAAGACATTGTAGCTCTTGGACCACCTGAAGCACGTGTCTCATTTAAGTTACCTATAACTCCCCATAACCTAATATAAGTACCATCTTTTTGTTTCTCATCCCAATAGACAGGAACTCCCTCTTCTTGTAGTTTTCTCACCTTGTGTAGATAACCATACATAGTTCCCGGACCATGGTCTTCAAATGCCGTTGAACTGGTTTCATCACCAAGTGCTTTACTACTAAAACCTACTTGTTCTAATCCTACACCAGTCTTAGCTATAAAAGTTTTACCTTTTCTAGTAATGGCTCTATAATAGATACCACTTCGTCTCATACTAATATCACTCGTAATAGGTATTGAATTTAAATTATATGCTGAATCATCTACGGATTTTATAATCGTAGTATCTGCGCTAGATGCATCAAATATATTCCATAATTCAGGGCATGGTTGGTCAACTGTGCCTGCGTTTGTTTGCCCACTTAAAGTTATTTTTAATAGATATTTATCATTTGTTGCCCATGAAGAACCTGTAAATATAGCATTTCTTAAATTATACTGATTAGGGAACCATACGTTAGCAGCTGAACCACCACTATCTATCTTATAATATTGACTTTGAACAGGCATCAATTTCCAATTAGTAGAAGCACCAGCACCACCAGCACCTCCTCCTGCCCCTCCATCCTGAAATACTTTCGGAGTACCATCTACAACATCATATATATTTACCCTTCTCACACTACCAGTAATAGTACCAGCAGGCATCACTAATTGAGCATTACTGGCCGAAGTACCAGTATTACCCACCTGAAGGCATATTATACCGTTACCTGTATCTTCATCCCAACCATTAGCGCCACCACTTGCTACCCACCACATAGAACCAGAAGCAGTTCCGGTGGTTACAATAAATGCATACTTATAAGCACCTACATCATCCTCAGTTCCAATAGTTTGCATAGCAGTTTTATCAGCGGCAGCAGACAAAGTTACTTTAACCATTCCATCACCATAACCAGAAACACCAGCCACGTTAGTGGCAGTACCAGTTACTACCACATCATCTTGACCAGCAGCCACACAATTAGAAAATGTGCCACTAGCTGTATTGTATTGGCCACCACATAATTTTTTTATAGAAGTGTTAGACCAATCATGTGGCATATCAAAACTAATAAAACCAGATTTAGCAAATGAAGTATGAAAATCATCATATTTTTTAGTACTAGTATCTCTTTTTTCTCTATATATTTTTGTAGTATCAACAAAGTCTACATTTTTCCAATAAGCATTTTGTTTTTTAGTACCACTTTCATCTATATGTAAATACTCAACACCTGCTACCTTTAAACCACTAATATTAGTATAACCAGTTAAACCAGATTGTAATCCGTTTGTATAATTAGTAGCATTAAAAAATATTTTATTAGTTTTACTATCAAACGTTAACAATAAGTATTCTGCTTCTTGCGTTAAAGAGTCTGCATTTTTAATATCTTTTTGAGTTTCACCATTAACAGAACTTAATTTAAAAGAATTACCACTACCATTATTTAACATGGCAGAAGTATGGTCGCTCACAGGAGTTTCAGTTATACTCTCTGCTGTAGACCAATTTGGTGCAGGAGATATTCTAAATACTTCTGGTTGATTACTATTAATCGAACTACCTGAATTAGAAGAAGCCTGCACAGAAGTTCTTGTGCAATAATATTGGTCATATAACCTTCCAAAATCATCGAGCCCTACTGAGTCTTCTCTGAGATTACCTGAAGTAGTAGCTCCTCCAATGGGTGGGTTATACCAAGGATATATGTTAGCGCCACCTGAGCCAAATAAGGCTTGTGCTGCTACATTGTTCAACCCAATAGGATTGATTAAATAAGAGTAATGTTGCGTTACTATAGAAGAAGTTTGCTTAGTTCCAGAACCCAAGGTCTTAGTGGTGCCTACTATGGTTTCTAAATCCCATTGCTTAATAGGGCTTAACCACCCTTTACCACTATCATATCTATAATTAGATATAGTTTTATTAGAAGCTGCTGCCCTACTTTGTCCCATATCTAAAGTACTGTATCTAGTATTGTCATCAGCAATTTTTATCGGTGAACCAGCACTAACATAAGAAATAGGATAGTATTTACCATCGGCCGCTTTGGTAACTAAGAATATTTTTAATCTATTAAATACTTCATTAGTAGTGTAATCTGTATCTACAGCAGCAGCCGTAGTTCCAGTAGCTTTACAACTTACATATTTGAATTTTAATACCTGAGACCACAACCCTACTGTATTACTATTTGCTTCACCATAGAAATCATACACACCGTATTGATTAGCTGCTGTTGTGAAATTTATATCAAACTCTAAAGTTTGTAATTTAGACATAGAACCTAAACCAAACTGAGCTTCTGTATCATCACTAGAATTCTGCACTAATGAATTAATATGAGTCACACCCTCAACTGAGAGTGTTACTTGTTTTATAGTTCCTGTTAACTCAGTTCGAGTTACTGTAGGAGCTATAGCAATATACAATTGTTTGGCACCTTGTTCACGTAATATAGAATTATCTATACCTGAATTATTTTCTGTATTTTCAATTTTCATAATTGCACTAGGTGCTTTATCTGAAACGGTTGAAGATACTATACTACTATCTTGAGAATATGGTACTATATTTGTATTAGAAGATTCTGAACCATAATAACGAGATATAAACCCAGAAGAATTAACAGTCTGGATAATTGGTTTAAATATACCAGCTTGATTATAAGTATGTTTGACTGTCATAGTACCTTTAGGTTCTGTTGTTGTAACCCATTGGTAATTTGCTTCATCTTTTTTATTACTCGTTCCGTCATCCCAATCAATATATACTGCTCTTACATCTGAATTGGTAAAGGTTAAAGTGGCTGTGACTTCTTGATTCACATCAGGAGTAGAATCGTCCCAAGTTAGAGCCATTATATCGTTGTAGTCCTCCATGAAACATTATCAGTACTAGTTACTTGTCTAGGAGTTTTTCCTCTAATATTGTGGTAATCATACAAGAATAATCTAGCAGACCAAGTATTTTGTCTACTAGATGAAACGTCGTCTAAATCCGCAGTGTTTAATATAAACTCATCCCCATCTTCTGGAACATAGTATTTTTTATCATATAAAATAAATTCTTCTATTCTTCCCCTGAAATATCCACCCACTCCACCAAAAGACCAAGCTCCCAATTCTATATCAGAAGTTAAAGCTAGAGGTCCTCCTGTATCAGCAGTATAACCCTCTAATCTTCCATTAACATAAAGTTGTAAGTCTGGACCATCTTCACTGTCATTTTTATATGTTACAATAATACTAGTTGCAGTTTTACCATCACAAGGAATAAAAGAAGTACCTGTAATTTCTGCACCAGTGTCGTGTTTGTAAGTTATATTATTACCTCCATTTTTAGTTAACTTCCAATAATCTGGAGCCCCATTTTGAGTAGCAATTACACATGCTGAACCATCCATCGTTGAATCAAAGGTAACATGTGCTACAAGTGTATATTCAGACATATCTTTTAAACCAACATTATCTGAATGGTCTATTGTTACAGAAGCACCATTACTACCTGTACCGTATGAATTTCCACTTATAAATGGAGCATATCCTTGTATACCATCTACATGTGCTCTAAGTTTTGTACCGACTAATGCACTACCACTTGTGTCAGCTTTAGGATTATACCATGAATATGTTGGGGCAGTTGTTAAATTAGAAGGCTCTTCGTTCAATGGCACCCATAATGTAGCATTAGCATATTTATTTGGTACTGCACCTTCTTTCTGTACTATCAACATCCTATACCAAATATCATCAGCATCTTCTTTCCAATTGAATTTAACAGCGTTTAAATTTGCATCTGTTAATTCATAAAGGTTAACATCATTATCTAACAAATCAAAAGCAGGTTCTACAGCAAAACTATTTACAGTAGGTGGTAAATCTTCATATTCAAAAATAAAAGTAGGTTTATATTGCCTGCTATTACTGCCTGCATATTCGTCACCATATAAAAATATTTTGTTAACAACGGTAGCTGAAGGCATACGAAGCATAGCGTTAAAACTACTACCTTCGTTTATTTCTGGCTCTAATACCATTTGTGTTATATCAAAATATTGATTTGTCTGTTTACGTACACCTTCACGTGCAACCTCTCCTCCATTTTTAGTTTCTGGATTATAAGGACCATAACCGTAATCATTAGTTAAAATAACAGCAGTGTCTGCTTCGGGGTCAAATAAGAAATTCCATTCATTGTCGTAAAGCGCAGATTCTCCAATGTTTGTTTGTGCACCAGAATCATAAGTATAAGCAGTCTCGTTATATGTTGTTCCTGTAATAGTGCTTACTGTAGCACCTGATAAATTATTATTTAATAAAGTAGCACTTTCAAATGTTCGTTGTGCATGGTCTTGGTCTCCTTTGGTCATAAGAGTTACCCAGTATTTATAGGGTGATATATATAGTTCTGATAGGTTTTCTTCGACGCACATAGCTTGTTTGTTTATATGAGAATCACTTTCTAACAAATCTTTATTAAAAGTAACTGTACCATTTGCTTCGACACTTCTTATACCATTAGCTAATTTTAAATTTATTATTGCAGCCAATTCTATTCCGATTGATGCATTACCTTTACCCCTACCAGCTTTATATATTATATATTCTTCATCTTCATTATATATATTAATTATGTCTGGGTCGGCAAGAACAACTTGGTTACTATTGAGATTATTACCATTTCTCGGTACATCTATAATTTTAGTAGAAGCTACTACATTCTCTCTTTTACCCCATTTGTCATATGAAGTAGAACCACTAATACTCATCATAAAATTCCCCTTTTGAGTAAATCCATCAGAGGCCATATAATTATTGCTACCAGTAGTTACATTAATTTTATCCGTATCATCTTGTGTACTCACTACACCATATAATGTAGACCCTGTTGCAGTGTCATCGTAAGTACCACTAGTCCAACTTGAACCATAAAATTGATATCCATATATATCATTTTCATCAGAGGTAACTCCTGTATCTGACCTACCTTCTAGTGACACCATACCACCTCCATACAAATCAGGAACTATTTGGTCTAAAGTACTAAATGTAGGTGTTCCAAATGAATTCATTAAAAAGTAACCTCTTCTAGAACTAGAAGTGCCACTGATAGGTAAATTAGTAGGATGGTCAAAACCAAAGGCCAGATATGAAGCAGGTGTATATTCAGTATAATTAGTAGCCATATCAGTAAATTCAACACTACCTGTTCCGGGGTTTAATGATGTTAAAGTATAAGGACTACCTGCTGGTGAAGCTGTAATCTTAGTGAGAGGAGATGTTACTGTTCTTCCTTGTGGGAATTGTATAACCGCAGATGAATTCTGTGTTGCAGTTGAATTAGCGATTTCTTGGTAAAAATCTACCAATTGTACATTATCTACGTATAATTCAGTCTCTGTACCATTACCAGCACTAACTAATGTACTATCACCTTGTTTAAAATAGACAGTGTCATCTTCAACCCATGGGTAATTTTGAACCCAAATAGTCATATGTTTAGGGTATATAAGTTTATTTTCGTCTGCTGCTCCACCAACAATTATAAAATCTCTAAAACTATATTGGTTACCAGTGTCGCTACCGGGGAAAGCTACATCTATATAGGGTAAATCTTTATCTGCGCTGACAGTTGGGGCGTCTTCTTGAGGGGTATCAAGTTCAAATACTGCTCTCATACCTACACCACCGCCATCAAACTCAGAATATGGATTACGTGATAAAGAAGTATTACTACGTTTAGCGTCTACATCTATAAAGAATTTTACAGTAAAATATTGATTCATAGGAATTTTAACAGTGCGTGGGTCGCCAGCTACATTGTTAAAATCAGTTGGTCTAATAAAAAGATTTTGTAAACGACCGGAATTAGTCGATAGCCACGGACTAGCGTTACTACCACTAACGGCTTTAGCTATACCATAATTACTAGTCCATCCAGTAGTAAAATCACTAGACCTCATAACAGGTAAAGCTTGTGCATAACAAAAAGCGTTATCATTATCATCTTCACCACCAATACCAGTTCTAGTAAACATAACACCTCCTACTATACATTCAGGATTTCCAATACCTAAACCACCAGCATTACCATAAGCGTTTCTAAGTCCATAATCCAAAAAATCATCTAAAGAAGTATGTGATTCCTTTGGTTTATAGTTAGAGAAAGTAATTACCACACTGCGTAAAAACGTTTCCATTTTATTTCTAGCAGTTGTTCCACCAGTACCAAACTCAGCAGCATCTAAGTCATAATAACCATTACTACTTCCTTGCATATCGTTATATATCAAACCCTTTGTACCGAATTGTGTTTTGTAAGTGTCTACACCAAATGTAATACCCGGTGATAATTTAGTTATGTTTAAATCTAAAGCTACATATGGTAAATATGTTCTATGGTCACCAAGCCTCTGTTGGGATAAGTCTTGTGTTAAAGGCATTGGAATGTCATATAAAGAAGCGTAATTAGTTTGACAATTTAATGTATTATCTCTTCCTAAATATTTTTGTATTTCTTTGTTGTCTGGAGAATAGTCCCATAAATGATACATACGCATGGCGTTAGCTCCACTTTTAGCATTATCACCAGATAATTCTACAGCAGATTGTAACACTGGTACACTAGTAGTAGAAATGAAAGGATTATATAAATCCATTGTGCTATAAATTTTACCAAACCTAGTGTTATTTTCAGTAGTAGTGACTGTATTGTCCTCGGACACCGAAAAGGTTTCTTCAGTATCCCATCGCAATATACCTAATTTTTCTAAATCAGTATCACGGAAATGGTAAGCTGTTGTTGTTCCTGCTGGAGATGGGTGAACAATTTTATATCTATAATTGCTATTACATGCGGCATCGTAATCTTCGCGAGACTCTAATGGGTCGGGTTCTTTTTTCAAGTAGATTCTTCCATGGTCCATACCCTTAACTTCACCACTCGTAACATCAGAAACATAACCATATACAGTGCTTCCACCCTCTGATGTAGGTTTCAAAGGTACTCCATTTGCAGCAGCTCCTTGAGTATAAACATTATATGCGCCTTCAAATTTAGTTGGATAAAAAGCTTCTTCTGCTAATAGTTCTCTAGCCTTTTTTTCTTCAGCAATACCACCTATATTACATCTAACATAATTTTTCCACGTAGGAAAATCCATACCTGAAACATATGGATTACCTCTACGTTTAAGAACACCGGGACCTTCCCTAGTAATTACAGTATTGTGTGACAAAGCAGCATCAGTCCCATCAAAATCTTCTGATAGATTAACTGTTTTAGTATATGCTAGATTATAAATTGCTATCCCATCACCTATAGGTGTATCCATTTCTAATTCAGTTTCCCAAGTAAGATTTACAACTCCACCAGATGTATAAGTAGTATATCCAGTTGAATTTATTCCAGATAATTCAAATGTATTAGCTGTTTTGTTTGCTACAGTGTATAAATTACCATTTACTTCCGTCATTCCACCTACACTGCTTATGCGTACTTTATCACCATTAGAAAAACCATGTGAAGCAGCAGTTACCACAGCAGGGTTAGCCTTGGTAATACCAGTTATAGCAATGTTAAGAGTGTGGTTTCCTGAGTAGTTTGTAGTAAGAGTTAAAGCAGTATCAGAAGATATACCCGCTATATTATAGGGGGATTTATATTCATTCTCAGCTCCTAACCATATTCTCTGACCTACAGTCACTTCTGGGGTTTCACTCGAGCTAACAATAAAGTTGGTATTGGTACCTACTACAGCGTCACTTCCGTTTGTTACGACTACGGTACCAGTAGTAAGTCTTTTGCGAGCATATTCCATCCCACCTTCTTCTACTTTGTAATCATCTCGTAATCTATACAATTCAGCTGTTGGAGTTACACCCATTGCATTGGTTGTATTTACTCCTGAAGCAAATGTTCTTAAGTATCCACCTCTTAGACTATAATTTCCTTGTTCGATATCATCTTCTGGTTTTATACTACCAGATAAAATTATATAGGGGTGTTCTTTACCAGTCGTCAAAGTATATAAAAAATCATTTTTTCTAGCAAAATCTTTATGTTGATTATTTGCGTGAACAGATGTAGAAATCTGTTTTTCTCTGTAAAACCTATTAGGTCTAACAGTAAAAGAGCTACCGGGCATTATACCAATCCTCCGAAAGAGTCTATTCCTATTGTAACATTGTTAAGCTTCATACCATTGCCTATACTATTTTGGGTTGCGCCATTATTTAAAAGTTGTCCTGCTGCCTCTGGTACAAATAACTCAGGTCCTTGCTCTCCTACAAGGTATGGAGCACCACCAGATGGGAATCCTCCTTGAGCCATTGGAGTTAAATATCCTCCACCAGCCTTTCCTTCTTCTGCTCTCTTTTTCATATACCATGGTATTGCTACACTAGCTCCTAAAGCAAGAAGACCAACACCAGTCATACCCAGTGCTCCTCTAGCTATCCAAGGTAGCGCTCTAGCAGCCGTTGGAGCTGCTCTTGCACCCATAGCACGCATAGCAGCACCTTTAGTCGCAAATCCTTTACCTCCTCTTCCGGGTACCATCCACCTTCCAGTTTTACCCTTAGTAATTCCTTTTGAACTGAGACGACCCATACCCATACCAAGACCGCCCATTCCAGAAGCTGCATTGTAGGCAATTTGTGAAGCAGTTGCTGCTGCTATTCCTCTAGATAAAGACCACCAAGCCAGTGTTGTAAGTGGTATTACTGAATTAAACATTTTGAAATAAACTATCATTTCTAACCAACCCGCTGGTAATATTTTCATTACATCTGTTATAAGCTTTAAAGGTAAATACAATAATTCGAAAACATTTGTAATCATTTTACCTTCTTCTGCTAAACTTTGTAAAGTGTCTAAAAGGTTGTGTATAACCTCGTCAAAATTTTCAATAAATACAATTGCAGCATCTTGAATTGATTGACCAAATTCTGTTAATTTTTGTATACCATCTTCTTCCACCACTATCATATCTTTTAATCCTTGCACCATATTAACTACAGCCTCATGGAAAGCATTAATAAATTCAGTTCCCTCATAAGAAGCATCTCTTAATGCAAAAATAGAAAATATATTTGTTTTTAAAATTTGGATTTGAGCAGATAATGCTTGGTTCTGTATTCGAACCATTTCATCCAATTGCCCACCAGCATTAGCAGTATTTTGAACTGCTTCAGTAAATTCATCAGAAGCTTGAACTAAGTGAATAAATGCCGTAGCACCACGCACATTCAAGTCTTGTATTAAAGTGGTTAATAATTCTGTATTCGAAGCTGTCTCAGGTCCTACTGCCTCAGCAAACTGAGCAGCTATCTCAGTTAATTGTTTCATCTCTCCTTCGGCGTTTAATATTTCAACACCCATCTTACGGAATCCTACTTCAGCATCCATAGCACTCTCAGCAAATTCAGCCAATGCTTGTCTAAGACCCCTACCTGCAATACCAGCCTCTAAAGCTCTATTAGTCAATATCTGTAAAGCCCCTAACAATTGGTCTATAGATTGCCCTGTAGAGGTAAAGAAAGGTAGAGCAAACTTAACAGCGCTTGATAAATCTTGATACTCAATAAGAGACTTCTGAATAGCAAAAGCGAATTTATCTGTAACTTCGGCTGCTTGGCTCATTTCCATACCGAAACCAAACAATGTTTGTGCAGTAAGTTTAGAGATAGTATTGTGGTCTCCTTGTACAGCCATAGATAACTTCAAGGTCTCAGGTAAAACTTGCATTGCCTCATTTGCTTCCAAACCTGCTGAAGCGAGCTGATAGAGCCCAGTAGCGCCGTTTTGAGTGGCAATACCGAATTCGTTACCGAATTTGATAATCTCGTTACCGACGTTAAATAAAGAATCGTTAGTTAAATTAAACACAGAGTTAGCATTCAGTAGCTCTCTTTCGAACTCAACTAAATCACTTGTGCTTTGTTGTAATTTATAACCAAAAGCAGCTAAAAGTGCTACTGAGTTACGTAAAGCATCCATAAAATTATCTTTCAAAGTAGTAGCTGCGCCAGATATTGTCTCACCCATTTCAGTACTTACAGCATCTTGTTCTTTCATCTCATGTGTTATTTCTGACACCTCGCCTTCAATTTCTTTAAGAACCTTTAACCTTTGTTTTTCTTTAGTTAGAGCCTTATCTTCAGCTTTTACAGTCTTTACAAGTTCGCGATAAGCTTCTTTTTGTTTTTTAGTTGTCTGTTTAGAGTTTTCTAAAAGTCTTCTTTTGCGGTTTAACTCTTCCTGCATCAGGTTAACAATACGCCTTTGACCAGCTATAGCGTCTGCACGGTCTTTTTTAGACATTGCAGCCATATTTCTAGCCATTTGTTGAGCTGCCTTCATACCAGTTAAACCAGCAGTTCCAGCAAAAAGTTGTTGACGAAGAGGTTTAGATAATTTAGCCCTCAATCTAGCATAATTTTGTTCTACATTTTTAAAAGATTTTCGGATTGAATTGTTTGTTTGTTGGTTAAGTTGTTTTAAATTCTGTTCTAAACGCACCCTAAGTAAATTTGCTGTTCTTGCAGCAGAAGTAGTGGTCATCGTATTTAACTTTCTTAATTTTTCTCTATGAACACTATCTAAATTAGATGCCATAGCTTGTTGTTTTATACGTTGATGTATTTGTTTAACACCAGTAGCAAGTATTCCACCTGTCTGTTGAAGAGCCTTTCGACTCGGAACAGCCAAACCTATAGCGACACGCGCTGCGAATACTTGTCCTGCAAAACCCATTATACTCCTTTAAAGCTTTGTATGCGTTTCTTTCCTATTTTATCCTCAAACTTACGTTTTTTCTCTAAGTACTTGATGTACTGAGAGCGTACTTGAGGGTTTTCTTTTGCCATTTCAGACACTTGTTTTTCAGTATACCCATCCATTGAATGTAATGCTTTGTATTCGTAGCATGCAGCTAACAAACCATCCAATTCTCTTCGAGGGGTACCTTTAATTTCGTTCCAACTCATACCAATTTCTTTCATTAATGGTATATATAATAACACCGCATCAGGCGATTCTAGCATCAGTCGCGAAAATTTGTTTTTGCGTCGTCCTCTGCGCCTAATATTTTGTTGGTGATGTTATATCTTAAGGTGGTTGGTAAAAGCGCCCATTGTTCTTCTGTTATAACAGGTCCATCTGGGGCCTTTTCATTAGCTTTCTGTAACATTTTTATAACTCTTTTAGAGCCAATTTCTTGATACATTGCCATTTTTTCTTCTTCTGGTAGTTCTTCAGATATTCCAGTAAATTTTGGTTCTTCTTTTTCTGTTAATTCACAAAATTGAAACTCCACTACCTTTCCTCTGTATTCTACCTCTTCTTTTTGCACTTCATCAGTGAGTGCGACTAATTCGTCCATAGACCAAATTTTCTTTTCTGTCATTATTTATCTCCTGAAGGGGGCTCAAGCCCCCCTCATATTAAATTATATTATCTATAAGTTAGCTGGTAATGTTGCTGTTACGTAGTTTGCACCACTAATAACAGGTGTAACCATAGATGTTAATTCGAGTGTTTCTTCAGTTGTACCGTCGGCACTTAAGCTAACAGTATGTGCTGATACTACACAGTTAGGTATTGTCATAACCTCTGAAGTACCAGATAAGTGCACGTAAGCACGATATCCGTATTCTACAGTAGGTTCAGATAGACCATCGTTAATAGATGTATCGTTGACGCTCGTACCTGATAATCCATACCTTAATTTATCAAAAACATATTCATATAAAGGGTCACTCTTTTTACGAGTTAGTGTTAAAGTAGTTTCCTTTTTAATTTCTGCCTTTAATGCTGTTCTCATACCGAAATATGTAATGTCTTCATCCAAAGCTCCAATACTCAAATCGACTGCTGTTAAGTCTGTTTGTTCAGTCTCAGTTACAGCAGAGCCACCGTCTTGAAGTTTTACAGCAAATGTTGCTGTAGATGTATTAACTACACTTGTACTTCCTGTTGCTGGAGAAACTCCCAATGTTGAGTTCTCAGTTGATAAGTAAACTGAGACATCTTTTCCTAAGTAAAAAACCATGCTTAGAAATCTCCTGTTGCTGTTAGAGTTTTATTTAATTCATCACCAGACAATCCATATACTGCTGGTTGATATGATGTAAACTCTAGTGTCTCTTCTTGAACGCCGTCTGCGTTAAGCGTAGTTGTGTAACCAGTTATACAACAGTTTTTAATACACATAACTTCTTCGTTCGATGTATTTCCTGCTGTTCCTGTTTTAAATTGTAAACTTACTCTATAACCATAACATGAAAAATCACCTGAACCATCTTTTACAGATTTAGGGTTAACTTTTCCTGTTCCAAGACCAGTATTACCATTACCCATACCAAATCTTGCTTTGTTGCCTGAACTATCTCCGTTAAAAATTACATCCCAGAGATTATTCTTTTTCTTTCTTGTTAAGGATACAGTGTATTCCTTCTTGATTTCAACCTTACCCGGTTGTTTCTGTCCTAAATAAGAAGTGTCTTCGTCCATGGTTCCTAGTGCTACTTCTACTCCAGTTATATCAGCATATGGAGTAAAGTTAGTCAAAGCTACTGCTGCATTCATATCGTCAGCAAATAGATTTGTTATTGAGCTTGGTGCACCTAGTTTAATAATAGGAGCAACAGATGTACTACCTGATGTACCAATTGCTTTATCAGCTACAGCGGTTTCTGTAGTTAAATAAACGTTAACGTCTCTGCCTAAAAAGTAAGCCATTAGAATTCACCTCCTTTTTCGTTTTTATTGTGGGTATATACCATTTTATTCACCTTTATTTTTTGTTGTCTAGACCTTCGGTACTTTGCATTCCACTCGTTACCTTTAAATTAGCTCGGCTTACTATATAAAGCTTTTGCTTAATCCTTACCATAATCACCACCAGTTCTGAAAGCAGCAACGCCTTTACGTCTAGATATAATAAAGGGAGAAATAGATACATTTCTTCCAACGTCATTTTTCCACGTATCTTGTGATGCTTTACTCCAAACACCCAAGAATCTTTTATTGGGATTTCCTTTGTCATCCCCATATGTCCATTCTTCTGAGAAGCTACCTCCTCGTTTACCCACCATACTGATGCTATTGTACCAACTTCGTGTTAATAAGTTACTTTTGTCAAACAAACGTTGATACCATTGAGCAAATCTTTTCGACGCTCCTCCTTCTCTAAAATGTAAAATCATCTGTTGTCTTATATTTTCAGCTATATCCATAGGCATCAGTCTAACATTACTCAGTACAGTCTCTCCTACAGCTATACCTGTGCTGTCTATTACCATTTGAGCAGCATTAACAGACGAAGATTCATACATATGGTCTACACGGTCCTGAGTAAGTATAGCTTGACTACTTGCATAAGTCTCAGCATCTGCAATATATCCACTCATTATCTTAGAATCAACCCCTTTATTTTCAACTACCCACTCACCAAAACCATTAACCAATTGATTTGCGCCAGCTCCTACTTCCATAACTATAATATGGGGTTCTGGTTCAAATCTAGGGTAAGTTACTTCCCCTACAGTAATAGGTTTAGCTGATATCATCGCAAAACCTAACATTTTTTTACCCAATCTTACTTGGTACAGATGTTTAGCTAATCCTGTTAACCCATTTAATTCGTTAATTAAAGTAGAACGACTAACTTTACCTATAAAATCTCTTAAAGTTCTATTTAAAAGTACATCACTACCTGCTTTAATTAAAGCTCTAGATGCTAACATCCCTGACCCAGCAGCTCCTGCACCTCTTCCAAGCATAGTTGCCTCAGTTTTATTGTATAATTCTCTTTCCTCCTTACTCATCTTCAAAACAACATCTTTTATTGTCTCGTTCATTACGGTTAGTTTATCTTTTACATGAGCTTTAAATTTAGCCTCAGCACCCTTTTCACTTCTATCGTTCATCTCTTTTTGACTCATACTTAAAAGTTTTGAAGTAGTTGAGTTACCAGCGGCACGCGTCATTTCCAAAGAATGTACACCTTCCATTTCTTTTTTACCTATTTTGGTGTTTAAAAATTCCTTAAATGTCCCACCTGTCCTTTCTAGTTGAATGTCAAAATCATTACCCCAGAATTTACCACCTCTTTTAGGGCCTCGGTCTATTTGGTCCTGCGTCCTAGACATTTTTAATTCTTTATCTAACATTCTTGTAAGCTTACCTAAAGTTAACTCACCCACATCTCTACTCATTCCCTTGGGAGTTGCTCGTACATCCATCCTACTCTTAAACATATTAGCAAGTTGTTTTGCTGCTGTAGAGGTAGCTGTAGCCGCACCTTGTGGAGGTGCATTAGCAACTTGAGTTGCTCTATCTGGGCTATGATATCGACTCATATAAGCTAGTCCTTCTTCACCCTTTCCCATATAAGTTTTCATACGAGTTTCAAAACTATACTCTTTACCCTTTCCTGTTGTAGGAAGCATTTCATCTCCTTCAGGTTGGGGTGTAAGTTCAAAATAACCGGGTTCTGCTTCTGGGCGTAGCGACATAGCGTACTGTTGTGAAAACGGCATATATGGTTGGAATCCAACCGTAATGGTTCTCATTACATCTTGCTTTTGGAACTGAGTTGCCCAAGTAACTTGAGCCATACTATCTACTATTCTTGAACGTTACTACCATCGAAGCTTGACTAGTCCACAATTCCAATGCAGGGTCATAACCAATGTTTCTAAAACCACTGAAGTGACGTTCATCAACCTCAGTTGCAGCAGGCGTACCAGCGGCACCCTTTACAATATCAGCAAAATCAAGGTCCATAAGCACATTAGCTCCATTAAGCATGAGATAATTAAGCAACCTTCTCTCTTTATAGGGCTGTGCTACATTACCCCCTGACGTAGTATTGGTAATCGTAATAGAGCTTGCTCTATCTACCATGATATATATATTAAAGCCTATACCATAGAGCTCCCCTTTTGCCGCAGTTCCATCATTCTTAGTAATGTTCTGTCCCATAAACTGAGTTTCTATCCCATTTGCGACCATTTCTACAATTAAACAAGGATAGCTAACATCGTCTGTAGTTGGGAATTGACCATAAACTGTGACGTCTGGAGGGTCAGCAGACCATGCCGTAGCAGAGCCTGTAGTAGTGATATATGTGCCTGTACGGAGCTTGTCTATTAGAGCTCGTTCTATATTATTTAGATGGTCTGGTGGATTAGTTGGCATTATTCGTCGTAAGCCCTCCTCCTAGAATCATTGCGTCCTTGAGTTCTTACGCAATCAAAAATTATATATCCATCAGTCATATCTTTTAAGGAATGTACGTGCCATGATACTGATTTATAAAACTCAACTTCTTTTAAATATATTATGTCTGCATTAGTTGCTGGTCCTGTGTAGTTAAATTTAATAGATGCTAAATCTTTTTCATAATCATAAGTTCCTGCTACTGTAGTTGCGTAACGTGTACCTCCTTGATATACGCTAGTCGATGTTGTACCTGATAAAAATGGTAAATCTACAGTTAACCATGTATTTTGGGTAAGCGTTAAAGCCGCAGGAGTATAAGTTAATGTTTGTGCTCCGTTAGTATTAGTTATTACTACTGATGTAAGTGCTACATTATTATCGTTAGTTTTAATTTTGAAGCGAAGACGGTCTGCTTCTAGTACATTTTTATTACCAGTAGTAGTGTAAGTTACTGCGGTAGAATTACCGCTAACTAGTATAGATTCTCCATCTGAAATAGGTGTATTACCACCTGTATTTACCCATTCCGGATTAGGATTACTATTCCCACTAGTAAAAACACTATATACTGTTCTATAATTTGTAATTAGTCTATCCCAACCTTCAATTTCATTAAAATCACCATTATTATTTTGATTAAAATTATCATATTTTTTGATAGTTGTTATGTTTGGGGTGTATATCCTAGCAGCTCCAATAATGTTACTTCCTTGTCTCTGTTGTTGATAGTCTGCTGTAACGGCAGGTCTTATAATTGCAGGCAAATCAGGTATTAAAAGTTCATTAGAACCTATAGTTCCAGAAGGTACTCCATAAGCATCTGTTTTGTATATAGCTGGTCTGTGATAAGTTACTTTTTGGGCTTGTTCGGTTCTATATCGTAGTGCACGAAACACTCGATTCATATTCAAAGCACCGGGTCGGACGCCTTGTGAACCAATAAGACCCGGCATTATTCGCCTCCAGTCCCTCTTGGCCTTGGATACATATCTTTAGTAGAGTTAACACCTGTAACGTTTTCATCCCAGTTGACCTCTCCGAGGTATGGGTCTGCATTGTATGTTGTAGTCTTGATGCTAAGGGCATTTTTCATAACAAGTTGTTGTTCTGCTAGTTCTTTGAAATGTATAAAAGCATCTCCTTCGTAATAAACTGCCAAATCTCCAACTTGAATTCTTTCTATACCCATTCCGTTTTGTGCAATAGAGGCTAAATAACAAGAATAATACATAACAGCATTATTATCTGTGTCATTTGCATCTAAAGTAAAAGCCACTCCCATTTGTTCGTAATACCACTCAGCAGATATATCCATTAATAAATCTAAAGAATCATTATCTAATTCCTCTTGTTCTATACCAGCTAAAAGTCGAACTCTGTTACGAAAACCTACGTTCCATGCTACATCTACCATTTTACCATTTTACTTTATTAGCCCAATATGCTGCTGACATCTTACCTTTTGCGATGTTTTTACCATGTCGTGCTTTAAAGCTTTTCCTCCTTGCTTTTTGTCTTGCAGACTCACCTTTCTTAGGTTTACCTGCGGTTCTAACTCCCTGTTGACCAAACCTTATTAATTTTGTTTTACTACCTACTTTAGCTACAACTACGTGAGATTTCTTAGGGTGTTTAGGAGTTCTTTTAGGTTTATTATAACCTGATACTCCTGCTCGAGCTAGTTTTGGGTCTTTTTTCTTAACTGCCATTATTTCTTTCTCCTTTTCATTGTTCTTTTTTTAGCAGTTTTTGCTGCTCTTTTAAATTGTTTACGAGTTGGCGCACCTTTAGAGCCGGGTTTTCTCATTTTTTCACCTGACCCTTTTTTAATGCGTTTACGTTTTGCGTGTATGTTAGCGTATAGTCCTTTTTTCTTTTTTGGTGCCATTAATATCTCCTTTTTGTTTTTTTCTTAGTTTTCTTTTTATATGCCATCTACATCATCCCCCATGCACCTACACCTGTAGCTGCGGAAAGAGCAAAACCAACTAGCCATCTGACTTGTCTTTTGATGTCTTCTTCCCACATTTCATGGTGAGCTAAATGATTCGTAAAGAGTGTTTCGAATTTTTCCATTCTATTAAAAATGGTGTTGACGCGTTCGTCTATGCGAATCAATAGTTCTTTATCTGTTGTATCCATATATAAACCTTTCCTTATGAGTTAATCAACTCCGTATTTCTATCTAATTTATCACCATGTAATTGTATATCTCTGTCGTCAGCAGTATCTGCATCTATTTGTTGGTCGTGGTCAATTGTTGGGAAATATTGGTGTATATCACCAGTACAATCCGTAACTAACCCAGTTACTTTAAGTTCTTCGTTGGTTACATTTAAATTAGTAACGTTACCTACAACTGTCCAATCATTCTGGGATTTAAAAGTAGTGCCTGCGCTAGTTCCGCTGATTAAACATCCCGGACCTGCCGAAAATGTATTTGTAGTTGTACTTATGTCTAATCCGGTTGTATTTGTGAGTTTTAAAGTACTAGAATTTAATGTAAGAGAAGATGAATTTTTTAGAATCATTCTACTTGTATCTATATTATAATCTACGCCGCTACTGCGCGTATTTAATCCACAACTATCTTGAATAGATATGTAATTACTTCCAGTTATATTACCACCCAGAGATACATTGTAATTAGTACCACCGTTGTATGAGTTATCGTATATCAAATAATTAAATGTACCTGCTGGCTGAACATTACTAACACTTTGTCCAACAAAGTAAAAGGTATATAAATTTTCAAAATCAGCACCTGCTGAATATGTACCTTGACATACTACGTTAGGGTAATATCCTGAACTTCCTCCTGAAACTTGGAAAGTTCCACCTCCATGTGTTAATGTACCTCCAGAGACAATATATAAAGCAGATGCCACATTTAATTCGTTATATATATTAGTAGTTTTTCCACTTGCAGCAACATTGAGATTATAGAACTCTGTATCTCCGTTCAAATACATAGTTTTACCATTTCCTGTCATATCTACAGTAGAAGTACCTTCTATAAATGTTCCTGCTCCTGCCCAAGCTCCATTTACTAAAAGCCCATCAACATTAGTTACTGCTGTAAGATTGTCTATTGAAGTTCCAGTTCCTTCATCAAATTGATACCATCCTTTCAAATCGCCTTGAGGAGTATTAAAATCTGAATCTGCATCCATAGTTGCATAATCATAAAACATCATTGTTCTTATTTCACTATCTGTAAGTGTATGATTCCAAACAGATACTCTTCCTATATCTCCTATATATCCAGCACTTGCACTATGAGTATCACTGCTACTTGTGTTATAAGCACCTATTGTAAATATACCTTCATCGCCACTAGCTAAAGTAACTGCTGTAGCTCTGTTTGCATATAATTGTCCATCAATATATAATTTAAGATTTGCTCCATCATATGTCATTGCATAATTATGCCATTTACCATCACCTGCATTTTTCCAATCACGACTAACTCCAGCTTCCGCACCATTAGTAGATACATAAGTAGAACCTCCATCTGAATTTACTGCGGCTCTTACTGAGCCATTAGCTTCTCGATACAAAATAAAATGTCTACCTGTGCCAGCTCCTCCCCAGAATGAAGTCATTATTCCTGCCTGTGAAGAATCTGATGATTTAGCCCATACTTCAACTGTTAAGTTATTGTTAGACCATCCTGTAAAATTATTTGCGGTATCATAAGTTCCAGCTCTCATATAATCTGAAGTGCCATCTAATGTCAAAGCACTCTTACCAATAAGACCACCAGTGGAAGTCCAATCTCCTGATAAAGGAAGTGTAAATGTATTACCATCTAACTCTGCTCCTGCTACCGTAGTTATATTAACTATAGGAGTTCCTGAAGCTATGTTATGGTCTACATCAAATTTACCTGTGGC